TAGATGGATCAAATGTAAAGCTTCTCAAATTTGATACAGTTCAGGAGGAATACCCAACTGCAAAAAAGCCTAAATCAGAATTATTCACTTTAACATCAAACTAATCATGGAAACACTAACACACTGGAAACGCTACCGCAACCCTGATTATTTCGGGGCATACTGCTTCAATTATGCCGGAGAAGAGCGGACACTAACAATCAAAATGGCACGCAAAGAAACAATCAAAGGATCAGACGGAAAAAAACAGGAATGCCTTGTTGTTCACTGGGCTGAAAACGAAAAACCATTCATCATAAATGCAACCAACGCAAAGGCAATAACTAAGGTCGCTAAAACGCCATACGTTGAAAGGTGGGTAGGAATTAGAATCACCCTGTACGTTGCGCAGATTTCAGCATTTGGCGAAGATGTCGAGGCGTTACGGGTCAGACCGTTCCCACCTGCGCCGCTTCAGAATCAACCATCAATCACACTGGAACAAATTACCCAAGCACAGAACGATATAATGGAGGCCGAATCTTTGGATGAATTAAAGCAGGTCTATGTGAGCATGGATAAAGCACTGGCTAAACATCCGAACGTGATCGAAGCCAAAGACAAGCGCAAGTCCGAATTGGAACAAGTTAAAGAACAGGAGGGCGAGGTATGAATCGGGAGTATTTGAATTTTTTGGATCAAAAACAAAAAACACACGTATTAAGCGGATTTGATATTGAAGAAAGCCAATTGAACAATTCAATGTTTGACTTTCAAAAGTTCATTGTTAAGCGTGCTTTAAAAGCTGGTAAATATGCAATTTTTGCAGATTGTGGATTAGGTAAAACTTTGATGCAACTGGAATGGGCGCATAAAGTAAATCAGCATACCAATAAACCTGTATTGATTTTAGCACCTTTAGCGGTTGCTGGTCAAACTGTAAAAGAGGGCTCAAAGTTTAACATTGATGTATGTAAATACGATGGCGGAAATTCTCCGATACAAATTTCCAATTACGAGCAATTGGAAAATATTGATTGCAGTATATTTTCGGGTATTGTTTTGGATGAAAGCAGTATATTAAAAAACTTTGAAGGCGCAACAAAAAAACTGATTTTAGATTTATTTGCAAAGACACCTTATAAACTTGCATGCACCGCAACTCCATCGCCGAACGATCCGATGGAATTAGGGAATCATAGCGAGTTTTTAGATGTAATGAGCCGTAATGAAATGCTGGCCATGTACTTTGTGCATGATGGTGGCGAAACGGCTAAATGGAGATTGAAAGGCCATGCAACTAAATTGTTTTATCAGTTTATCGGCAGTTGGGCAATAATGCTAAACAAACCATCTGATATTGGATTTGAAATGATGGGTTATGATTTACCTTGTCTTAATTTAATAGAAAATCAAATTATAACACCTAAGCGCAATAACGGTTTATTATTTAATGAAGCAATTATTTCAGCTACCAATTTTAATTCTGAATTAAGATTGACAAAAAAAGAAAGGATGGATGAAGTTGTCAGGATAGTAAACAGCCATCCTGATGAAAACTTTATTATTTGGATTAAACAGAATGAAGAAGGCGAAATGCTTAAAAAACTTTTGCCTGATGCAATTGAAGTAAAAGGTTCTGATAGTAATGAATGGAAAGAAAAACATTTATTAGGATTCGCGAATAATGAATTTAGGATATTGATAAGCAAGACCAAAATTGCATCATTCGGAATGAACTATCAAAATTGCAGGAATCAAATATTTGCAAGCCTTGATTTTTCATTTGAAGGATTGTACCAAGCAATTAGAAGGAGTTATAGATTTGGCCAAAGTAATGAGGTAAATATTTATCTAATTACAACAGATACAATGGCGAATGTTAAACAATCAATAGATCAAAAACAAAAACAATTTGAAATCATGCAAAACGAAATGGCAAAAGCAGTTAATTTAAACTTAGCTGGGCAAATTATGAAAGTAGGTGAATTTGACACCACCGCAGAAAACAATGAATGGTTCTCAATTCAAAGAGGGGATTGTGTTCAGTTAATTCAAAACATAAAAGATGAAAGTATTGGATTGAGTGTATTTAGCCCACCATTTGCAGAACTATATACATATTCAAACCATTTGGAAGATATGGGTAATTCCAAAGACTACAATGAATTTTTAACGCAATTTGCTTTCCTTATTACAGAATTGTATAGAGTAATGATGCAAGGGCGAAATGTGGCAGTACATTGTATGGATTTACCCATTCAGAAAGGGAAAGAAGGATTTATTGGGCTTCGTGATTTTAGCGGAATGATTTTAAAGGCTTTTGAAGATGCAGGTTTTATTTATGCAAGTAGAGTAACTATTTGGAAAGACCCTGTAATTGAAATGCAAAGAACAAAAGCATTAGGATTACTACATAAGCAAGTTAAAAAGGATAGCACTATGAGCCGAGTTGGTATTCCTGATTATGTAATGATATTTAGAAAAGATGGAGAAAGAAATAACCCTGTAACGAATACGGATTTAAGTGTTGATTTGTGGCAAAAATACGCTTCCCCAGTATGGATGGATATTAACTATTCAAACACATTACAAGGTTTTAGAAATGGAAGGGAAGAAAATGATGAAAAGCACATTTGCCCTTTGCAATTAGATACTATCGAAAGACTGATTCATTTGTATAGCAATAAAGGCGATACGGTATTTACTCCATTTATGGGAATAGGCAGTGAAGTTTTTCAGGCTGTTAAAATGGGCAGAAAAGGTATCGGCTTTGAATTAAAAGAAAGCTACTATGATCTTGCAAAAAGCAATTTAAAAGTAGCTGTTGCAGTAAAATCACAATCAAGCCTATTCTAATATGAAAATCCACAACATCCAACAAGGCAGCCCGGAGTGGTTTGAACTCCGGGTCGGCAAAATAACAGGCGGTAGTCTGGGCAGAGTAGTTAAGTCTGAATGGCTGACCTATGTTGATCAAATCGTATCTGAGCGGCTCACGGGCTGCTCAGATAATGATGACACATTCGAATCTTTTGATATGATTCGAGGCAAAGACCTTGAGCCTTTGGCACGGGCTGAGTACATCCGACTCACAAGCAACGAGGTGAACGTGTACGGATTCGTGCAGCCTGACAACATGCCATACTTTGGATTCAGTCCAGACGGAATCACACCAGACGGCTCAGGTGCGATTGAAATCAAATCGCCACGTGCTAAAAAGCACTGCACTTACATCAGGCAAGACAAGTTTCCGACCGAACACTTGGCGCAAGGTCTGTCAGCATTCATCTGCTCGGATCAGATTCAATGGGTTGACTTTATCTCATACTGTCCGGACCTGGAAGTATGCCCGATATGGATCAAGAGGATCACACGCGATGAAATGATGCCTGAAATAGATAAGTACATCGCAGGTCTGATCAAGTTTGAACAAGCCGCACAGGATGCAATTAACCGAATCAAAACAATTAACCAACCAGAATTTTAACATGAAACAAAGAAGACCTGAGCGTAATGTTCACAACTTGGATATGATACGCAAGTACAACAAAGAGATGTATTCTAATCTCGGTAAGGCCATTGAGCAGTTTGTCTGCATGAAAACAACCCGGCACGGATATGATTACCGGGTAAGGATCGCTGCCATTGCAAACAATGTAACTCAATCACTGCTTAAGCACGCACTGGAAAGGTATTACGGTTGGTTTGAAAAGCCTGTTGAGGTTTCTTTTTATCAGGAAATAACGGGTGATGTTGCAATGTTTGTACATCACAAAGGAAAATTTGAGTAGATTTACCATGACAGCAATAGAAAAATATAAAGAAGCGCATCGCCAAAATTTCGCGAATAAATATCCGCTTGCTTATGCTTCCGGAAAGTATATTGATGTAAAATTACCTGCAATCAAAAAAGCTAACGGGTTAACACAGTTTATTGTAAATTATATCAATTGGATTGGTTACCGGGCAACAAGGGTAAGTTCAGCAGGCAGATTAATTGATAGTACTGAAAAACTTGATTATGGTGTTAAACTAAAAGTAAAAAAGTTTATCCCATCAACAACCCGGCGCGGCACGGCTGACATATCTTCGACCATACGAGGTAGATCTGTGATGTGGGAGGTCAAGGTTGGTAAGGACAGGCCATCAGAGCATCAACTGGCAGAACAGCAACGCGAACAACTGGCGGGCGGCCTTTACTTTTTCGTTCATAACCCGGATGAATTTTTTGATCAGCTTGATTCTGTATTGAATAATTAATTTATCTTTGTCATGTTCAGAAGTGGAATCCTGAATCATTGTAAAACTTTTTGCCCTGAGAGGGCTGCGAGGCTAAAGGTCTAACCTAAAGTCGATTCCACCGCAGCTTTTTCAGGGCTTTTTGTTATGCATAAAATCAAAAAGGCAGAAGAACAGTTTGTCGATAGACTGGCCGGAATCTTTTCAAATCAATTTCAAGTTCAACGTGAAGTATGGTCAGAATGCAGAACAAGGCGCATAGACCTTATTTTAACAAAAGATCATTACCATTTTGGAATCGAATGCAAACCGTTTGATAAAAAGAAAGGCGAGCAGATTGGTAAATATGTTAAGCAGGCAATAAATTATCAGTTTTTAAAGTGGAAAGTAGCAGATAATAAATTTCAGCGCGTTCCAATACTGATATGTCCTGCTATATCATACAATTACTTCGTTATGAGTGATGAAAAAAAAATACTCAATGGTAATCAATGGCATAAAGACAGGCATAATCAAACGCACGATCACCATTCATTTAACGGCTTTTTGGGTGAGTTTGGAATCGGTGAGATTAGAAAATGTCAACCTGATGGATACCAGTTTACTATAAGTAATCATGTTTTGTTTTATTACAAAAAGTATGGAAGCGAGGTCTATTTTGGTGTTAATGAACAAAACTATATCAGATACGTGCAGAAGTTCAAAGATCTTCAATCAATATTTGAAACGCCATGAACCCATCATTTAATTACTACGATGCCAACATAAAAAATCCTTTTCCGCTTGGGTCTGTTAGCTTGGAATATTTACTTAACGCTATCCGCAAACCAAAGCAGAACATTCAGCACATATTCGATCAGATAAGGCAGGCTGAAGAAGATGGAGATATGACAAGAAAGGCAGAACTAAAATCTAAGCTATACTACTTTACACCATGCGTAACGGTTAAAGGAAGTCGCAGATATGAAAACATACAATCTTTTACCGGATTAATGGTGCTTGACTTCGATCACCTACAACTTGATATGGCTGCTGAGTTTAAAAAATATCTTTTCAATAAGTATAAATTTATCATTGCCGCATGGCTATCCGCATCAAGGCATGGGGTCAGAGCAGTTGTAAAGATACCGATCGTTAAATCAATAGTTGAATTTAAACATCACTTTGCAGCAATCGAAAAGGAAATGAACAAATACTATGGATTCGACAAAGCGCCAAAGAATTGCATACTACCCATGTTTATGTCATACGATCCTGAGCTGTTATATCGCGACAATCCAACTACATGGGACAGAAAGCACATAGAAATAAAAGCCCTACCTGTACAACAGTATATTGTTGATGACAAAACATTTGTCATTGAAAAAATAATTGCAAAAAAGATTATCCCTATAACTGGTAACGGTCATCCACAATTAAGAGCAGCTGCATATTTGATGGGGGGATATGTCGGTGCAGGGTATATTCATGAAAGTTATGCCGTTCAAATACTGGAACGATTAATCGACTCTAATGCATACCTTGTTCAAAAATCATCAGTCTATAAAATGACTGCAAAACACATGATCGAGAAAGGTCAATCAGAACCTGTTTTTCTTAGTAATTACAATACACACGCTTACTAATAATCAAGTCATGGCAAAAAAATTTACAAAGCCGGAATCAGATCCGCTACTCAACCCAGTTGATTACTTTAACTTATTCGGATCATTTGTTTCAATCTTTGATGGATTAAAAGATTTTAACGTAAAGTCTGAAACAGAGATCTGCGGCATGCTTATAATTGGTGACACCGAAACAGATCAAAATAAGCCAACATTCAAGCTGAATACAAAAAATAACTTGGTTGAAGTTATAAGATTAAACCGATTTAATATTGAGCCGGGATCAACAATATCAAAGTTTATGTTGCTCACAGCTGCAAGATTCAACCGAGATATTTCAGGCGCATGGTCTTACGTTTTGTTTACTTTAATGAAATGTGAGATACCATATATCAGAGTCGGCACAGATTATTTCAAGATAATAAAGAAACAGAACAGGTATAAGGCCATCAATATTATACTCAAATCATGGGACAAATCCGAAATCAATCAAGATCACGGAAAGCAACTTGTACACTTTATCCCCAAGTTTGATGATTTTACTATCGAACCGAACAACATTGATTATACGCCAGTTGTGAATAACTGCTATAATCTTTATGCACATTTCCCACATCAGAAATCAATGGAGGATGTCTATCATGAAAACATACCGGTAACAATCGGATTGATTAGGCACATATTTGGCGAACAATGGGAACTTGGATTGAAGTACATGAAGTTGCTTTACGAGCATCCAAAGCAGATACTTCCTGTACTTGTCTTGGTATCAACAGAACGTGAAACAGGTAAGACAACCTTTCTCAATTATCTTCAGATGCTATTCGGGGAGAACTCAACACTGATCAATCCGCATGACCTTATGAGTAGCTTTAATGATGGCTACGCGACAAAGAATATCATTATGATTGATGAAACGGTTATTGACAAGGCTAATACCATTGAAAAGCTAAAAAGCATCGCAACCGCTAAGACAATTTCAGTTAGTCAGAAATTTGTTAGCCATTACTCTGTTCCATTCTTTGGCAAAGTGATCATCTGCACGAACAAAGAAACAGACTTTATGCGTATAGACGAAGAAGAGATAAGATTCTGGGTAAGAAAGATTAAACCGATTGATGGACCAAAGAATACAAGAATTGAAGAGGATCTATTTGATGAGATCCCAAAGTTTCTAAAATACCTATCTATGATGCCTGAGATTGATTTTTCAAAATCAAGGATGGTGTTTACTATGGATGAGATCAAAACAACCTCTTTGATATCGGTTAAAGAAGAAAGCAAGTCGTGGTTAAGAAAGGAACTGGAGATACTTATCGAGGATTGGTTCAACAATAACCCAACAAGAAGCGAGGTTGAAGCAACGGCAAAGGATATTAAAGAGTTTTGGTTTGATCGAAATAATAATGTACAGATTGGGTATATCAGAAAGGTGCTGAAGGAAGAAATGAAAATTCCATACTCAAATGGGGTAAAACGGTACAAAAGTTTTGATGAAAACGTTTTGACTACAAAAGTAGGTCAGGCTTTTAAATTCGTTAATAATCAGCATGTTGAGTCCTTTTCGTTTGAAGAGGTCGGGGATAATCCGTTCTAATGTAAATTTTATGTTTTTTACATTTTACACCTTAACATATTGATTCTTAGCATTGTAAAAAAGTAAAGCCGATTTAAAAAAACTTGCGTAAATTTTCATGATTTCATTTTTTACAGCTTTTTTCCCATTTTCCTCTTTACTTTTTACACTACTTATTATATATATATATATATATAGTAATAATAAGGGTTTGAGGGTATATGGCTGCTGTAAAAAATCTGTAAAAAAACCGTAAAAACATGCCTTTGAATTTTTACAATTTGGAATTTCGTGTTATTGTAACTAAGTTTGCCTAACTATGCCACTACCTACCCCATCATCCGGTGAAACAACAGAAGAGTTTATAGCTCGTTGCATGGGTGATGCTAAGGCCATTGAAGAGTTCCCGGATGAATCTCAGAGATATGCAGTCTGTCAGGCACAGATCGATCAGCTCGAAAACCTGAAGGCAATGAAGTATCACATTCTGTCAATGATTGATGAACTACCTGATCGTGAAACTAATCGGGATTAAAAGCGTTTATTCGGAGTAAATACTAAAGATATGGCACATCCCGGAGGCAGACCAACCGACTACAAAGACGAATATTGCCAAATGGTAAAAGATCACATGGCGAAGGGTTATTCGTTTGAATCATTTGGTGCATTGGTTGGTTGTCATAAGCAAACCCTCTACAATTGGCAGTCGGTACACCCCAAGTTTTTCGACTCCGTAAAGGAAGCGTTTGAATTATGCCGCTTGTTCTGGGAAGAAAAAGGCATTGATCTTGTAACGGGTGATTCAAATGGGAACGCAACGGCTTGGATATTTCAAATGAAAAACCGATTCCCAGAAGAGTGGAAGGATAAGAAAGAGGTTGACAACACGCACGATTTCAAGAATCGCCCTGACTGGTTGGATGCTGCAAAGTGAGTCCCAATCTTCTTTTTTTAATTGAGAACGTACCTAAGCATCGAATCATTGCGCTTCAAGGTGGCGCACGTAGCAGCAAGACTTACAGTGCATTACAATACCTAATCAGCCTCGCGGTAAAGTTCAACGGCATCGGAACGATCAGCATCTGCC